TCCTAAAGTAATCGGTGCATTTACAGACGCTACAAGATTACTACTTCAACAATCTTCATTAGACGTTGAAGCTTTAATCAGAGACGATCTAACTCAATCTTTAGCAAGTGCTATTGATTTAGGTGCATTAGCTGGTTCTGGTTCTTCAGGACAACCTACAGGTGTTAAAAATACTTCAGGCGTTAATACAACAACTTTTGCAGCTGCTAATCCAACATGGGCGGAAATAGTAGGTATGGAAAGTGCTGTTGCAAACGATAACGCTTTAGTTGGAAGTTTAGCTTATATTTGTAGACCAGCAGACTTCGGGACATTAAAAACAACTGAAAAGGCAACTAATACTGCACAATTTGTTGTTTCTCCTGATAACAGCATGAATGGCTATAACGTTGTAAGATCAAATCAAGTAACATCAGGCGATTTTTACTTTGGTAATTTTGCTGATTTACTTATTGGTATGTACGGCGGTTTAGATATTACTGTAGATCCTTATGCATTATCAACTTCAGGTGGAGTAAGAATTGTTGCTCTACAAACAGTTGATGTTGCTGTTAGACATGCAGTATCATTCTGTGTATCCAATGACGGTTCATAATTAAATGTTAACCTGGAACGGGGGTAGTAATACCCCCGCCTTAAATATGAAAAAATTTAAAATTTTATCTGATACAGTTGCTAACGGACAAAGAGTCCACGCAGGTGATATCATTGAACTACCAGAGCATATAGGACATGAGTTATGTGCTTACGGTAAAGCTGAACCACATACTGGATCTACTCTTAAAAAAGAGGAATCTAACAGAAGTGTTGGTTTGGAAAAATCTAAAACACCAGCTCCAAAAAAAAGAGCTAAAAAATAATGCCTTTAGAAAGTGCAGCAGATTTTTCATCATACGTCGAGGCCACAACAGGTCACGGCGTAACTGCACGTTTCAACGAGGTACAACAATCTTTATGGGATTCTAGGCCCGGTTTTATTGACACTTGGTATGATATTGATTCAGGTAACCAAACAAATGTTAATATTATTATGGACCAAGAATATTTTGATATAGGTATAGGGAGTGTTAATGTAGAAGGTTACCAGCCAAAAGCTATTGTTAAATCTTCTGACGTTCCTTATATCTCACATGCTGATCTCCTGACCGTTAATGCAATTACAACAAATAACGGTAATACCTTAGTTCCAGAAACTAACTTTAAAGTAATAAACGTTAGGCCAGATAACCTAGGTATGGTGGAATTAATTCTGGAAGAAATATAATGTCTGAATATAGATTAGAAACAGAAGAAGACATGGAGGCTTACCTAGATATTGATTACGGTCATGGAGTTTCAGCAACTTACACTAATTACCAAGACGTCCAAACAACAATAAAAGTTATTTTAAACGAAGAGTATATTCAGGATGAAAACGGTATTGGTATCGAAGGAACACAACCTGTTGCATATTGTAGAAGTGTTGATGTACCAAATGCTTTACATAATGATACTTTAGACGTAGCAGCAATAAAAGATGTAGATGGTAACGTTTTAAAAACAGCACAATCTTATATTGTTGTTAATGTACAAAAAGATAAAACAGGATTTACAGCTTTAACATTGGAAGAATCTTAATGGCAAATCACGTTAGACAGCAAATAAGAGAACGCATAGGAACAACATTAACTGGTTTAACTACCACGGGTTCAAATGTTTTTCAATCTAGAGTTTATCCTTTAGAAGCTAGTAACTTACCTGCCTTAGTTATTTATACAAAAAGCGAAGAAGCTGAACCTTTGGTTATAGGTTCTAACAGAACTTCCGAAAGAGTTCTTTCACTAGCTGTAGAAATTTATGCTAAACTTACAACAAACTTTGATGATACTGTTGACACTATAAGTAAAGAAGTAGAAACAGCAATAGCAGCTGATACTACTGTTAACGGTCTCGCTAAAGATATATATTTGGATAATACAGATATAGAATATAATGGAGAGGCTGAACAACCTGTTGGTTTTGCAACCTTAACATTTTTAATTAATTATTACGTCCAGGAACAAAACCCTGACGTTGCAGTATAGGAGACAAACATGAAAATGGTTAGTCCAGATGGTAAAGTTTCTATAACGGCACATCCATCTAAAGTTGAGTCGTTATTGAATAAGGGCTGGAAAGAAGAAGCAGTCCAAGTAAAAAGTAAATCTTCTTCTAAAGAGAAGTCGAAAGACGAGGTAAAAGAAAATGGCATCACATAAAGGAAGTGAGGGAACTGTTAAGGTAGGTTCCAACTCTATAGCTGAAATAAGATCTTATACCCTGGAAGAAACTGCTGATACTATTGAAGACACTTCAATGGGTGATTCTGCCAGAACGTATAAATCATCTTTAACTTCTTTTTCAGGAAGTGTAGACGTTCTTTGGGATGAAACAGATACTAGTGGACAAGGTGCATTAGATATCGGTGCAGAAGTTACATTGAATGTTTATCCAGAAGGAGATACATCAGGTGATACTTATTACTCTGGAACAGTTATTGTAACAGGTGTTAATAGGACTGGATCTTATGATGGTTTGGTTGAAGCTAGTATTTCAGTTCAAGGAACTGGCGCTTTAACTGAAAGTACTGTATAACATGAAAGCTATTGATAATGCTAAAAAGCATTTTGCAGAGCAGGATGTTAAAGTTACAGAAGTTCCAGAATGGGGCGAAGATAGTCAACCTTTAAAAATATACAGTAAGCCATTAACATTAAATGAAACTTCTAAGCTTTACAAAATGAGTAAAGAAGATGATTTAACAATGATGGCTTACGTTTTAATTTATAAAGCACTGGACGAAAACGGTGATAAGCTTTTTGACTTGCAAGATAAAAATGCTTTATTAAACCAAGTTGATCGTGAAGTGTTAATGAGGGTTGCACAAAATATTATGGGTACTGAACCCATAGAGGAAGTGAAAAAAAACTAACAAAGGATGTTGATTTATATAATCAATACGCATTAGCTGAAAATCTTCATAAAACATTAGAAGAATTACAGCAAATCAGCATCCAG